ATATGGACAAGAAAACTATTGATTATCATTTCTTAAACAATAAAGGCAATTATTCGGGGTGCACAGCCTACGTCATTCTTGAATACACAAAACAGTAATCCCCCCTGCGGTTGCCGGGTGTAATAGCCCGGTAACTGATTGATTCCTGATATTCTCCTTTTTGGAAAACGCCTGTCGAATTTATGCCGATGGGTGTTTTCTTTTGGTAACTAATTCAAAAGAATAGTGAAAATAATTCGACTTTCTTATGATCTACTATTGACATACGGTACACCGTATGATATAATATATACATAAGGAGGTGAGATACAGATGAGAGGCAGAAGCCGAAAGAAAAAGCCCGATAGCAAACTCAAGACTTGGCTGGTCGGAGTGCTAACGGACTTGATAGTAGGAATAATCCTTCTAATCATTTCAAAGCTACTTGAGTAGCGGAGAGGGGCGAAAGCCCTTCTCTACAACTAATTATAACACACTCATCTGTATAAAATCAATATGGCTGAAAGTTTAAGATTTCTAGGCATCTTCTTCATTGCGATTGCGTGTGCAAAACTGGCAAAAGTCCTATATTGTATGTGGAGGGATCGCGATGGATGAAAAGAAAGTTAGACCACAAGATAAGTGGAATGCCAAGGCAGGGCTCGTTAGTAAGTCATACAAGTTAAAGCAAGAAATTATAGAGCAGTTTGCAGAAGCCTGTGAGAAGGCAGGAGTTAGCCAGGCAGGACAGATTACCCAAATGATGAAATCATTTATTGAAGAACAGAATAAGTAATACAGAGGGCATCCGGAGTATCGGGTGCCTTTCTTTAATACAAAATTAGCCAGATTGGAAGGTGAGGTGAGACTTATGGCATTAACCAAGAAACAAAAATTATTTATAGATGAGTACTTAATTGATCTTAATGCAACACAGGCTGCCATAAGAGCAGGATATTCCTCTGACAGCGCTTATTCAATTGGACAGGAGAACCTGAAGAAACCTGAACTTCGCGCACATATAGATAAAGCTATGGCAGAGAGATCCCGGCGTACTGGTGTAACTGCTGATCGGGTGGTGCAGGAGCTTGCAAAAATTGCCTTTGTAAATGCAGTGGACGTAATTGACCCAGGCACAGCCACTGTAAAGGAAGATGCTCTTCCGGAAGATACCGCGGCGATTCTTTCTGTGAAGGTTAAAACCTTCGGAGAAGATGGACTTGAGCGAGAAATCAAGATGGCTGATAAGATTAAGGCTCTGGAGCTCCTTGGCAAGCACATGGGAATGTTCAAGGAAAAGGTGGACGTAAATATTCAGACTTCCGAGAAACTTGATGATATCATGTCTCAGATGGGCGGTGAGGGGCTTGAAGAGTAGCAGCTTCCCTTTATCCCAGAAATACGTTGATTTCATCAACTCGGTAGATAGAGTAGATGCGGACTTTCTTGAGGGAACTACAGCAAGTGGAAAAACTACGGTAGGTGCTGGTGTTAAGTTCATGCGAATGGTCAGTCGGAGCAGTAAGAAGCTACATATCATTGCATCAAAGACAACCGGTACTGCCGAGAAGAATGTTATTCAGCAGGATAATGGAATCCTGGATATCCACCCCAATGCCAGGTATTGCGGTAATGGGGATAAAGATTACAAGATTCCCCACATCGTCTTTGAGGGAAAGATCATATTTGTTCTGGGATATGACAACCGGGATAAATGGGAGTTGGTACTTGGTTCTCAGTTTGGCTGCGTATACATTGATGAGATCAACACTGCCAACATTGATTTTGTCAGAGAGATTTCTACCAGAAACGATTATCTCATGGCAACGCTTAACCCGGACGATCCAAACCTCCCCATCTACAAAGAATTTATAAACCGCTCCCGACCATACAAAAAGTATGCTGTAGATGTACCAGCAGAGATTATGGCTGAGCTTACGGAAACGCCAGTACCCAAATGGAGGTACTGGTTTTTTACGTTCCGGGATAACCTTTCTCTCACTGAAGAGGCTATAGAGAAAAAGATCCGATCAGCTCCACCAGGGACAAAGCTTTATAAGAACAAGATCCAGGGCTTACGAGGCAAGGCAACCGGCCTGATCTTCCCGAACTTTGACCGGAAAAAGCATGTGGTAAGTAAGGTCTGGGTGAAACAGCAGATTGATTCCGGAAAGATAAAGGTTAAAAAGTTTTCAGCAGCTCTGGACACATCATATTCCAGTAAAAGCCCGGACACCATTGCAATGATCTATCAGCTAATCACCATGGATCGGAAGGTGATCGTTCTTGATGAGAAGGTTTACAGCAATGCGGATTTGTCTATTCCCTTGGCTCCGTCAGATACGGTAATCAAGTTTATGGACTTTCTGGAAAGAAACAGGAAAGAGTGGGGGCTTGCAAAAGATGTATTTATTGACTGTGCCGATCAGGCAACGATTACAGAGCTTAAGAAATATAAGCGGCTGAAAGGCTGCCTGTATAACTTCCATGACTCTTACAAGAAAGTGGAGATCATAGACCGTATTAACTTCATGCTGGGCTGGATCACACAGGGCTGTTATTTGGTTGTAGAAACCTGTACAGAGCACATGGGAGAACTGGACCGGTATTCTTGGAAAGAAGATAAAGACGAACCGGAGGACCGCAACGATCATACAATCAATGCAAGTCAGTATGGGTGGATCCCGTACAGGAATTTGATAGGGTTTGAGGAGGAAGAGAAGAAATGACAAAGTTTGAAGTATTGAAAGGCATTACAGGAGTTGCTGAATATTCAAGGATTTTATTTGATATGGCAGAGAAAGCAGGCTCTGCAGAGGATTTGGAAAAGGATTTACGGAAGGAAATACCAGAACCCGGGCTAAAGATTGTAGAGTCCATAGCCCGGTCGGGAAATTATCCATTATCCTTAGATGGAATACAGAAATGACAACCATTTGGATTGCATGAGCTTTCAACAAAAATACAGTGAAGCTGTGCTTCTTCGTATGTATCGGCCATGTAGATATGTTCATGTTTTATTTTATTAATTTGGCATTGGGAATCCTCATTATCTAAATCATGAATTTCGCCGGTATTTTTGTTAAAAAGAAACCTTTTACCATTAAATGGAACATCATAACGTCTCATAACATCATCTCCTCTCTTTTGTGCTCAGCTCTGGCAGGAGCTTGTAAGTACAGTATAGGAGAAATGGAAGAAAATAGCAATTAAGGAGGCAAGAAATGAGGTGGGTAACAGCATTGAGTGACAATATAAAACGGGGAATCCGAAGCTGGCTTCAAATCCAGCCGTCCAGTCCATACAGCATACAGATTCAGGAAACAATAGACTATGAACTGAATGCAATACGAAACCGTATCTGGTACAGAGGAGACGGAAACGAGCTGGAGCAGCTTTACAGCAGCGTGAATGAATATGCCGATAAGCATAAGTTCTGGGCCTCCAGATGCACGCCAGGAATGGAAATGAGAAAGATTCACACCGGGCTACCGGGTCTGATCGTTCGCATTCTTTCTGCAATTGTTCTTTCTGACATGAATGATTTTGAATTTGTAGCACCAGCGCAGGAAGTATTGTGGAAAGAAATTGAAAAGGAAAATAAGTTCCGGAAGGCGCTGGAAAGGTCTTTAAAAGAAGTTCTTTACATTGGTGATGGGGCTTATAAGGTTACGATCAACACGGATTTAAGCCAGTATCCGATTCTGGAATGGTATCCAGGGGAACGGATTGAAGTCATAGAAGAACATGGCCGTTTGAAAGAAGTAGTATTCAAAACGCCATACATGGATCAACGACAGCAGTATGTGTTGTATGAGCATTATGGTAAAGGATACATAAAAAACGAACTATATCGCGGTGATACTCAGATGGATATTAAAACCTTTGAAGCTACTAAGAATATTGCTGATTGGACGTTTGATAAGTCTGTTATTCTGGCCGTTCCACTGAAGGTATACGAAAGTACGAAGTGGGAAGGCCGTGGAGGTTCTATCTTTGATGGGAAACTGGACAGCTTTGATGCCTTTGATGAAGCCTGGAGCCAATGGATGGACGCTCTCAGAGCAGGTAGGGCTAGAACATTCATACCGGAATCTTATATACCCAAGGATCCGGCGACTGGGATGCTGTTAAATCCAAATCCCTTTGATAACCGGTTTATTGCTGGTGATGATAATATGGGCGAGGACGGAAAGAACGCTATCAACACCGAACAGCCGTCTATCCCTCATGAAAGTTACCTTGCCAGCTATGTGACCGCTCTGGATCTCTGCCTGCAGGGAATCATTTCACCCAGCACTCTTGGTATAGATGTGAAGAAACTGGACAATGCAGAGGCACAAAGGGAGAAAGAAAAGGCTACTCTTTACACCAGAAATGCGGTTGTAGAAGCTTTACAGGAAACTCTTCCGGATATTGTGTCAGCGTGTATCAATGCGTATCACATTCTTTTTAAGCAGCCAGTGGAAGAGGTGAAGGTAGAAATACCTTTCGGGGAGTATGCTAATCCGTCGTTTGAATCTCAGGTGGAAACGTTATCGAAAGCCCGTCCGGGATCTCCCGTCATGAGCATTGATGCTCAGGTGGAAGAAATGTGGGGAGATAGTAAGGACGATGCATGGAAGGCCGAAGAGGTTAGCCGGTTAAAGGCTGAGCTTGGTATCATGGAAGCAGAGGAACCGGGGCTAAATACGGAGGGGGTGAATATTCTTGAAAGTGAAGGTGATGAACCAGCTTTACAAAATGAGCCGGTCGGAGTACCAGGGACTCCTGAAAGTGGCAAGTGAGCAGGTGCCATTTGGCATTTACGCCATTGAGAAAAGTAACTATGCAGAGCTGCGTTGTGATAAGTGTGAAAGCATTACCCAGCTGAAAGATCTCACTCGCCAGTTTAAGGCTCAGGGATTTAAAGTTTTAGCAAACGGCAGGTGATCACATGAATGAGTATGATATCTCCGCCGCTTTTGAAGCAGTGGAGCAGGAATTGATCGCCTCCATGATCCGGAATATGAACCGGCACAAAGCTGAGGAACTTAAAGAAGGATACGAATGGTCCATGTGGCAGACAGAGCAGCTTAAGGCTCTGGAGAAATATAAGCTGGAAAACCAGAAAAAGTACAGCAGGCAGTTTAAAAATATAAACGCCCAGATCGAGGAACTTATCTGGCAGGCCAGACAGCAGGGCGGATTAAAGCAGGAGGAGCAGATCCTCCGGGCTATAAAGAACGGCTTCAAAAGTTATAAGCCTGCTTCGGCAGCTATGCAGGCGGAATTTTTCAAACTAAATACACGAAAACTGGAAGCTCTGATCAAAGCAACCGGAAATGATATGCAGAAAGCAGAAACAGCAGTCTTACGTATGGCAAATGACCAGTATCGTAAGGCTATTTTTAATGCCCAGGTGTATGCCAACTCCGGAGCCGGTACCTATGAAAAAGCAGTGGATATGGCTACCAAGGATATGCTTTCCAGGGGACTTAACTGTGTGGAGTATAAAAATGGTGCGCGCCATGCTCTGTCAGATTATGCAGACATGGCAATCCGGACAGCCAGTAAGCGGGCATATTTACAGGGAGAGGGGGAGAAACGTCAGGAATGGGGAATCAGTACCGTTATTGTGGGTAAGCGTGGAAACCCCTGTCCCAAGTGTCTTCCCTTTGTAGGAAAAGTTCTGATCGATGATGTCTGGAGTGGTGGAAAGGCGTCTGATGGTCCGTATCCCCTTATGAGCGTAGCCATTGCAAGAGGACTCTATCACCCAAGGTGCAAAGATAGTCACAGCACATATTTTCCTGATATATCTACGGCGGATGATACCTGGACCAGAGAAGAATTAAAATCAATCGAAAAATCTTATAAGCAGGAACAGGATCAGCAGTACGCCCAGAGGCAAGCAGATAAGTTCGGGAGGTTGGCGGAGTATTCCCTTGATCAGGGGAATAAAAAAGAATACGGTAGAAAAGAAAAAGAGTGGTGTGAGGTTGTAAAATCTGATAAAACTGATATAATAAACTTACCAAGATATGACGAGGCGGTAATACCGGAAGAGAAGTTTTCAATGTATGCACTTGATCCAAATAAGGACCCCGATAAATCAAAAGCATTCAAGGAAGCACTTGGTTATGATCTAACCAATTATTCGGACTTAATTGAAAACATTAAGACTCATCTTTCGGAATATGAAGCAATAAAGAAACCCGACAAAGGGCATGGCCAGAGGTATGAAGTAGTTATGGAAATTACAGGACCTAACGGTAAAACCGCAAATGTTCTGACCGCTTGGATTGATGATAATAAAAATGGAGAGATGAGATTAACAACTGCTCATGTTGACAGGAGGAAAAAAAGTGAAAATAAAAATGTTTGATAAAGTCCTGCTGAAGACTGGCAGAACGGCTTTCATCGTAGAAGTTTACGGAGACAGCGGAGACTATGAAGCCGATATCAACATGCCAGATGGAGAAACCGAAACAGATACAATTAACATAGCCGATATTGAAAAAGTACTTTAGTACCATCGATCTATAAAAAGGACCGGTGGTATTTTTATATTCAAAAGTTGCGATATCGCAACAGAAAGACGGTGATCCAGTTATCTCCCTTTGGGACGCAGGGTTATGCGTCTTATTTTTATGCCCGAAGGCGCTATAAACTACGGTGAGACACACTGTTACCAACTGTCCAGTGCAGACAGCACATGAAAAACTGTGATATATGGAGACACCATTCAACTGTGAAAGGAGATTTAACTATGAGATTTGGAAGATTAACACCAATGTATGAAGCTGATGGAGGACAGGGTGGATCCGGAAGTGCTGCCGCAGGAGCAAGCCAGACCCAGCAGACCACCACCCAACAGACAACGCAGACAGCAGCTCCGGCTATTGACTATGACAAGATTGCCCAGCTGGTATCCGGAAAGCAGACCGCAACGGAAGACAGCGTCCTGAAAGGCTATTTTAAACAGCAGGGACTCAGTCAGGAAGAAATGAATCAGGCTATCGCAACATTTAAGCAGCAGAAAGCGGCTTCCCAGCCGGATGTAAATGCTATGCAGACACAGCTTGCACAAGCTCAGGCGGCAGCTCAGAAGGCAATGGTCGAAAATGCAGCAACTATGGCAGCAATCAGCCTGGGTCTTGACGTTAAGTCGATTCCTTACATTCTTAAAATGGCTGATTTAAGTCAGGTGTTGAACCAAGATGGAAAAATCAATGATGAAACTATGAAAAATGCCTTAAACAAAGTGCTGGAAGATGTGCCGGCATTGAAACCGCAACCAGGGCAGGCTTCCGGGTTTGTCCAGGTAGGCGCAGGTGGATCCGGTCAGCAGCAGACCGCAACTGACGATGCTTTAAAGAAAGCATTCGGACTTTAAGAAAGAGAGGAATTAACACATGGCAGTATATGATTATGCAACAACCTTTACGGATCTTCTTCAGCAGAAATATGCAAAGGAGCTTTGTTCTGATGCACTGACCCAGAGCAATCCGCAGGTGAAGTTTTTAAATGCACAGACAATTAAATTACCCAGAATGACCGTATCCGGATACAAGGATCATACCAGAACGGCGGGGTTCAACTCTGGTACCCTTTCCAATGACTGGGAGCCTAAGAAATTAGAGCATGACCGTGACATTGAGTTCTTCGTAGATCCCATGGATATCGATGAAACAAACCTGACCTTATCAGTAGCCAATATCCAGAACACCTTTGAGACAGAGCAGGCTATCCCAGAAAAGGATTCCTATCGGTACTCTAAGCTCCATGCAGAGCTGACTTCGCTCTCTGGACGTATCGACACAACTGTGATTACAACTGCAAACTTCCTGGAGGCGTTTGACACAGAAATGGCGATCATGGACGAAGCCGGAGTACCGGAAGAAGGTAGGATCCTGTATGTGACCCCATCCATGCGTAAGATCGTTAAGGAAGCAGAAGGCATTCAGCGCATGATGACCGTTACCACTCCTTCCACCATTAACCGTAAGGTACATTCTCTTGATGATGTCACAATTAAGATGGTACCGGCCGCCAGAATGAAAACCAAGTATGATTTTACAGATGGCTGCGTGGCAGCTTCTGATGCAAAGCAGATTAACTGGATCCTGATCCATACTTCCTGTGTGGTAGCCAGGGACAAATACAGCTATATTAAACTGTTTACTCCGGGAACTGACAGCCGGACGGCAGATGGATATTTATATCAGAACCGGAACTATGGAGATCTGTTCCTGCTTGAAAAGAAAGTGGAAGGCTGTTCCATGAATATAGCAACCGTATAAAGGAGGGAATGGCACATGAAAGCAGCAAAAGGAAATAAAGAGTACACCATTGATGAAAGCCAGCAGAAGGCTTATCAGGACGGCGGCTTTGATATCAAGGACGATGACGGGAGCGTAATTGCCTACGGACGGGGAAAGACAGTCTCTTACGGCGATTACATGTCAGTGAAAAAGGAACTGGAAGAGCTGAAAGCAAGTGGTGGAGAATTGGCAGACGATCAGGATGTAATAGATATTTTGAAAGCGCTTGCGAATGAAAAAGGTATTGATTTAGGAAAAGCTGCCACTGTATCTGGAATTGTCAAGAAGATCAAGGAGTTTAAGCCGGAAGGCGGTGAGTAAGATGGCTTATGTTCCTTATGTGACACCGGAATATTACAAAGAAACCTACAAAGGCAGCATGGTACCCGATGATGATCTGGAAAAAGCACTCCGCCAAGCCAGCCGGCATATTGATTCCCTGACCTACAACCGCATTGTGGGCCGGGGATTTTCCAATTTGACCGAGTTTCAAAAGGAAGTCATTCAGGAAGTGGTATGTCTGCAGTCTGATTTTGAACATGAAAACGCTGATGAGATCAACACGATTCTGTCAAGTTACAGTATCAATGGGGTATCGGCTCAGTTCGGCAGCTCATGGAATGTGTTTACCGATAAAGGTATTGCCATGAAGCGAGATGTATACTCCCAGCTATCCCAGACTGGCTTATGTTGCCGGTTAGCGAGGTGAGCTTATGAAATACCCATGTTTAGTACCGAAACGGCTCTGTAAGACAGATATTCATGTTCATTTGGAGAGTGAGGAACTTAATAATCTGAGTGAACCAAAATATACAGCTGATTTGGATTTAAAGTGTAATTTTCAGGATCGGTCAAAGACAATTCTCACAGCAGAAAAAAAGCTGGTCCAGATAACCGGTACGGCTATGCTTCAGGGTGATATTGCGCCAGACTTTCCAACCTTAAGCGGGGGTACCGTTACTGTATTTGGGGAAGTAAGGCGGATCGAGCAGGGAAGTAAGAACCGGAATCCTGACGGAACTGTGAATTTTTGCACTCTGGAGGTAATCTGATGCAGGTTAAATCCACAGTTAAAATGAATATGCCGCGTATCCGTCAGCTGACACAGGCGGCTGTAACAGCTCTAGAAATGACTGTAGAGGCGGTACATACCGAAGTTGTCCAGGCACAAGTAGTTCCGTTTGATACCGGCAATCTCCAGAATGAAAGCCTCTTTGCTGACTATTCGGATTCTTCTAAAGGAAAAGTTCAGCTTGTGTCCAGTGCTCCCTATGCAAGGCGGGTTTATTTTCACCCTGAATATAACTTCAAGACAGACGAAAATCCCAACGCAAAGGGGCATTGGTATGAAGACTGGGAGCCAGGGGGCAGCAAAGCGAATTTTGCGCCCAGTGCGTATAAGAAATTTTATAAGAAAGTAGGTGGCGTGTGATGCTGTCTTTAAAGGATATTCGTCAGTACATTTCAGATTTGAACATTGCTGCAGACGATAATGTCTATATGGGGAAACTGGATAATAAAAGTCAGAAATCCATCGGAGTTTATAGTCGGCCAACTTCCGGCCCGGTAAACGTTGCCATTGGTGGCCTAGAATGCACCACCTACGACACGAAGCCGGTATCTCTGCTGATCCACTGGAATAAAAGCAAGGACGAGACGGAGAGAGCGGCTTTTGAGTTATTTGAGAAACTAAGAAGTGTAACCAGCCTCACAATAGGAGATACCCCTATCAATTATCTGAGCCTGATGGTTCCTGAACCACAAGACGTTGGGACGGATGATAATGGCGTGTATGAATATGTGATTTGGCTGGATTTTATTTATGAAAGGAACAGGTGAAATTTATGTCGGAAGCTAAAGTGTATCCGGTTAGTAATAACAAATTTAATGTAGGTTTAAATGGCAACAAAGCCACAATGGTTACAATTGCCAATCTTACGAACTTTGCTCCAAGTATTGAGGGCGGCGTGGAAGAATGGAACGCCATGGAGAGTGATGGCTGGGGAGATTCCATGATGACCAGCAAGAAGCTGTCATTTTCCTTCCAAGGAAAGCGAACCTATGGAGATCCTGGTAATGATTACGTTGCCGGTCTTGCTTGGAAATCAGGAAATGATGTTGTGGCACCGTTTGAATGGGAAATGCCCTCCGGAGCAAAGGTGGCATTTGATGCGATCATCAATGTAACTACTCCAGCAGGTGGAGACAGTACAGCGGTAGACGCTTTGGAGTTTGAAGTGAAGTGTAAGGGTAAGCCAACCTTCACAGAAGTAACAACCAGTTCAGGAGAATAAGGAGGATATGACAGATGGCAAAAGTAATTGATATTACAGAGAAACTTACATTCGAGGGAAATCCCTCACTGATAATCAAGGGGAAAAAGCTGGAAGTTAATGCTGATGCTCCCACCATGCTTAAGGTCATGGGGCTCATGAGTACTGATGAACCGGGTATGGATGAAATCTTAAAGGCTTATGACATGATGTTTCCAGAGAAGTCCCAGAAGGAAATTGAGAAGTTAAAACTTAATTTCAATGATCTGGTTGTGGTTATAAAAGAGGGTATCAATCTGATTACAGGAGACGCAGCCGCCCCGGGAGAGCAGTGACCCGTACTACGATATATTTGAAGACTGGGACTTAATTGTTTCCAGTTTTCTCTCGCAGTACAAGATAAAGAGCTAACAAACCTCGTAAATACAAGGAAAATCAGCCCTTTCATTGCGTACATGGAACTAAAATGGTACTATTTGAGGTTTTGGAGTTTTTGAGCTACCTCATCACGTTTATGCGGAAATAGATGTGAATAGGTATTAAGCGTGGTTTCCACTTTATCATGACCCAGACGGTCCGCAATCGCCACGGGAGAGAATCCAAGTTCAATCAGTAAACTAGCATGTGAGTGCCGTAAGTCGTGAATTCTGATTCTTTTAACGTCCCCGTCTTTAGTGGCTATCCTCATGTGGTATCGGAAAAAGTCTCTGGTACATGGAAAAATACGATCATGATTTCTAACTCCGTAAATCCGCCCTGTGTAGTCCTTCAGTTCGTCTCGTAAGAATTCCGGTATTGATATCGTACGCACGCTCCCAGGTGTTTTTGGTGGGGTGATAATATCTTTCTTTCCTATCCGTTGGCAGGACTTACTCACGGAGATAGTGCAGCTTTCGAAGTCGATGTCCGAGTATTCCAGTGCTAACAACTCACCGATCCGTAAGCCGGTATAATATAATGTCATAAAGCCAGTGCGGGCCTGTGGATCATTGGAGACTTTTTCTAAAAAGTAATTGAATTCGTCTAAAGTCCAAAAGCTCATTTCCTCCGCACGACATTTCCCCATGCTTCCGGCAAGGTGACAAGGGTTGTTTTTAAGACCATAATATCTCACGGCATAGTTCATAATTGCCGATAGTTGGTTGTGCATGGTTTTTAACGTGGTTGGTGCATAGGGTTCTCCATTAGTATCTCGATGTGCCATAAGTTCATTTTGCCATTTTCGAATATGCACGGGTGTAATGTTGGATAGAGGAAGTTTTCCAAAGTAGGGTAGCAAGTACAGCCGAATCAGCTTTGACTTCTGGATCAAGGTGTAGTTTCGAAGTCGGTGTCCCATATCTTCAAGGTAAATTTTTACAAAGTTTTCAAAAACAATGTCAGGGTTTGTTTGCTGAGTTTCAAGAAAGTTTCTTTCCCACTCCTTAGCGTCCCTTTGAAGCTTAAAACCTCGCTTTTTCTTTTGACGTTTAGTTCCAGTGTAATCCGTGTAATAGCACTTCACGAACCAAGTTTTTGTTGCTTCATCATAATAAGATGGCATAAATATCATTCCTTTCATTCTGGCCGGACCGGGTCATGGGAATGAGTGGAAGATATTGTAACTTTATTCTTTTTTATATTCTGGTATCTGTGCCAGATCATCTATATAATCAGTGGCTTTTTTCTTTCCTTTTTCGTTTAACTCTCTAAATTTTACTATAAGGTAATTTTCTTGTGAACTATTTTGCGTGGAAGGTTCGGCTTTTAAATTTGAGTTAGAAAATAATTCAAGCATATCATTTGTAATATTTAAAACATCTGGCTCCACAAGATCAGTAACGGGAACATTTAAGGCGGCAGCAATTCTTTGGAGCTGTTCAAGTTTTGGCTTATATTTGCTGGCTTCATACTGCTGAATAGTTATGGTAGCAAGGCCAGTTAATTCAGCAAGGTGTTTTTGCGTTATCCTTCTATCTCTTCTTAAGGATTTAATAATCTCTCCTGTATTCATGCGTTATTACCTCCATTAAATATATCTTACCACAAGAGAGAATTTTTGAACACATGTAAAAACATATTTATTTTAGAACTTGACACATGTTAAACCATGGTGTATAGTCAATATAACACATGTAATTCCATGTGTCAAACTCATTAATTGAAAGAAGGTGATAAATTGAGAATTGACCGTAAAAAGATGGTACTTGCTATGATGGACATTGATGTGAATGCAAAGCAATTAGCAGAGAAAGCCAAGGTTGCGCGTGCCACTGTATCAGCAGTGAAGAATGGACGTTCATGCAGTGAGCAAACGGCTATACGTATAGCAGCAGCTTTGCAAGTGGATTTAAAGAAATTAGTTGAATAATATGCCGGACCGGGGCATGGGAGTGGGTAGAAGTACCCAGATAGAAATTTCTCTACAAATTCATCACATCAACCAAGGGAATTCTCCCGTGGTTCTCAACTCTGAGAAATGAATGCCGTTCTGGATTAGAAGTGAAAAGTTGTAACATCACAACTAAAAGGGTACTGCAAAAAGGAGCATCCCTTCATATCGTCCGTTTTGGACGGTACGAATGCAAAATCTAAAAGGGTATATGTGAAGTAAATATCCTCTCATATCAACCTGAGACATTCGTCCTAGTTCTCACCACTCAGGGTGAAACGGTGGCTGTTCTGGCCATGTGGTATAGCAGTATTCCATTCGTCCTACATGAAGAATGGAGAGGTTTTCGACAGGTAAGTCGTAAAGTAAGGTGTTTTACGCATTCGTGCGGAATTGCAGAAAGGAGTTCCATTATGACAGCAGCGGATGTAACCCAGTATTTAGCACTGGTAGATCGCAGAATGTTTATTGTAGAGCATTCGGGCATGAGCTGGAAGCCGGAATATGGACCAGAGTTGGAAAGTATTGATCAGGAGCTTGTTAAGCTGAGGAAAGTGATTGACGCAGAACAAGCCAGGAGAAAGAGAAAAAGTGCAAGAAATAGTTTTAATTAAGGGAAACTTTCAGTCTCATATCAGGCAGAAAGTACCGGGTGATAACAAGTAGTAGATTAGTTACATGCAATAGATTCTAAATGAAAGGAGCGGAAAGAGTGAGTAAATTAATGATGAATGCTGCAGAGGTAGCAAGTATTATGGATTGTTCAGAAAGACATGGTTACGCAGTAATTAAAGGCTTAAATGAAGAGTTAAAAGCAAAAGGCTACATAATCAGAGCCGGGAGGGTCCCCCGGAAGTATTTCTTTGAAAGAGTGGGCCTTGAAGATCAGGAAGGAGTTTCTTAATGAATCTGTCACAGCGCAGAGCCATGACGGATGAAGAAGCAGCGGAAATGCTGTCCTGCATGGATCAGGCAGAGCGTGAAGGTATGTTTCGTAATCTGTTTTGCAGAGAACAGGTTGTAATGGAGGTTCCGGCCAGTAGGGAACGACTCCTACAATGCATAAGCCCTGATATGAAACTTACAAAGGGATTCTTCCGGAAAATATACGGATATGAACTTTCCCCGCCTGGATTCCGAGAACAGGCTATAAACGCACTGGAAGCCGCAGGATGTACCATGGCAAGGGTTTATTATAATGATGTTATCGGAGAGTATCGAAAGGCCAGGGAAGAGAGTTTAAAGCCAGTGGCGGCGGCTTACTTAAAAGAGTGTGACCAGAAATGGGAGCAGAAACAGAAAAGAGGTGAGGAACAACGAAGAGAGAGAAAGATCCAACTACTGACAAGAAAAAAACAGCTTTTGAAGTTGCTGAAATCGACAGAGAGTTAGAAACGCTGCAGAATGAAACAGAATTCACAGACGCACCTATGAAATTGAATTGTGGTAAATGGTATTGTGATGAAACCGGAGTATATAAAATGCTTCCGAGCAAAAACGATCCGGATTTATTAGTGAGAGTTGAAGCTACCCATCAACAGGTCATGCCCACGGGTATTGTTGAGAATATCGACACAGGAGAACAGAAATACATAATTTCATTCAGTGTGAAACGGAATGGCAGGTACTTATGGAAGAGCGTTAAAGTAGAGCCGGCTATATGTTGCTCTAAAGCGAAGATTATTTCCCTGGCTAACTTAGGTATATCGGTGACTGATAATACATCAAAGCAGATGGTTTCCTATTTGGCAGATATGCGAAGGCTCAACCAAGAAGAGATTCCTCTGCAGCATTCCGTATCACACCTGGGGTGGGTGAAAGGTAAGTTCTTCCCTTACACAGACGGAATTATCTTTGACGGTGATAATGAGCAGGAAAAGATAGTACAGGCAATTACCCAGGTGGGGGATTTTGAGATATGGAAAAAGGTGTGTAGGCATTTTAGGAGGAATCTGAATATACGGTTAATGATTGATTCAAGCCTTGCTTCTGTTCTGATAGAAAAAATAGGTGGTCTATGTTTCGTGGTCCTGTTTTGGGGTGCGTCTGGCACTGGGAAAACCGTGGGTCTTTTGGCTTCTGGTTCCGTTTGGGGAAATCCTGATCTGCTATATACCTCCGTGGATTCTACTATGAATTATTTTACCAATAGAGCAGCCTTTTTAAAGAATCTTCCGGTGCTGATTGATGAAACACAGCTGTCCAAAGGAGATATGGACAAGCTTATATATTCTATGGCAGAAGGAAAGACCAGGGGGAGATTGGGAAGAGATAGTAAAGAGAAAAATAGTAAGACCTGGGAGTGTATAAGCATTTTTACAGGAGAACAGCCAATTGTAAACGCACATTCCGGAGCCGGAGCAATTAACAGGGTTTTGGAAATTGAGATCAACGGACCGCTGTTTGAAGATTTTCAATTCACTATGGAATCGGTCAGATCAAACTATGGTCACGCAGGACGAGCGTTTGTAGAATATGTGCAGCAAGCGGATGTGAATGCCTTAAAAGCTGAATATGCGGAAATTTGCAAGGAGTTAGGGAATTATGACAGTACAGGTAAGCAAATTCAAAACCTAGCCTTTCTGATACTGGCGGATAGAATTGCAGGACGCTGCATCTTTGATGGAGAACAGCCACTTGAAATATCCGATATATCCGGGATATTAAAGAGCAATAAGGAAATTTCAGAGCCAGAAAGAGCCTATGAATTTATTGTAGGGTGGATAGCTGCCAACAAAAACTATTTTAATCAAGAATCTCCTAAGATATATGGAAAGTTGGAAACGGATAGCTGTCTATTTAATCAGAATGAGCTTATTCGGGTTCTGAATGAGAATGGGTATAGCTTTGACTCTATTAAAAAGGAATGGGATAGACTGGGTTACTTAAGGAGAAATTCAGCAGGAAAGTATCAGCATTATAGTACTATATTCGGAGGTCCAAGAGCCAGTTACATAAAAGTGTGTTTAGTAGATAAAGAACAGCCTAGTGGTTTCGTGGAGATAAGAGAAAATGATCAAATTGACCTGCCTTTTAGATGAAAATGTCAGCGAGGTCAGCGAAAGTCAGTGTTATGTCAGCAAAGAAAAGCCTTGTTTTATAAGGGTTAAAGTTATGTTTCTGACATTTCTGACATTTCTGACATAAAATTAATACTATTATATATTTACCGTTTATACGTGACTGCTTTTATATATAGTGCTCTATAATTAAAAATCATGTCAGAATGTCAGCGAAGATCGGAAAAGCCTTATTTTATAAGGAAAATCAGGATGACATTTATAAAAATAAGGTCAAAATCAAGGTCAAAATGTCAGCGAAAAGGATCATTTACAAAGTAAAGGAAGGAGAATAACTGGAATGAATAAATACTGGTATGTTGTACAGAACAAAGAGAATCAGGTTAAAAAGGAGTATCTAATAGGTTTCATGTATGGAAATCCAAATGCCACAGAGGAGGAGTTGATTGAGAATACTAAGGCTTATTGTAAAGAAAAGAAATACAGGCTTGCGCTGTTGATACAAATACCTTTTGGGTTTCCTATCATAAACCAGATATATCCCTATGAGCAGACGGAGGAGACGTTAATGTGTTTAGAATATGCCTTACAGTCAGCTATGAAGGAAGGTGAAAATAATGGCTTACGGATATAACCGTCCTGATCCGGTAGACGCTTTCCAGAACTGGCTCCATTACCAGTCAGATTTAATTGTGATAGCAACGCAGGAAGGATACACGGAGGATCAGGCAATAGAAATGCTTAAGATTTATGCCCTGGAAGGAATTAAGACCAATACCGGACTGATTGGTGGAAATTATTAAAAACAGCCCCATAGGAAGCACCACCTTCCCACAGGGCAGTAGCAGCCGAAACCGCTAATAAGATCACCTACATAATAGCATGGTTCCGGCGAGAAATCAAAGGAGGATTTTGTAAAATGGATCAAGGAAGAGTTTTCGAACGCCTTTTAAAGATTGCCAGTGATAATAGCTTACAGCTTAAGTTTGTTCCTTTTGAGAATTATTACGGTAGACTGAAAGGCGATAAAATAGGCTTAAGCATTGATATGGATATTAAAAAAATCAATTACACCCTTGCCCATGAACTGGCTCACTATTTCCTGCATTTTGATAAAGGAGATACCATAAACAGCAATAGTCATAGGGATTTTGAGGAGCAAGCTGATAGAGCCGCCAAAATGCTTTTGGCTGCAGTGGCAATATAGGGAGGAACAGAGAAAATGACCAGAGATTTATATATTGATAGTAAAGTTTTAGATCTTGAGGTACTGGCTAATAAGGCTAAAGTGATAATTGATGATGTGAACCAGGGGTACTTCTGCGAAAGAATCGAATCGCCAAAGGACGCATGGAGAGTATTGACCCCTTATTATGAGAATGCAGGGACAAAGGTTAATATTGCAAGTGATATTATTT